TCCTGGAGTTCCTTCAGGAAGTGCATGGAGATGCCTGAGCGCATGCCTGGAGGGATCTGGGCATTGGCAATTGAGGCAGCATCCCGGGCAAGGTCATCCATGGTCTGCACGGCAATCTCACGCTCTTGGAGGATCTGGGCTGGGAGAGGGGTGCCCTGCACAACCTGGGGGGAGTTGGCTACCCCAATCGAGTTGTAGAGAATTACCGCCCCGGGACGCATGGCCACCTGGCCGGGATTCAGGCCAGAACCCTTAGGAGCAAGAATCCAGGGCGAAAGCAGGGTCTTGCGATTGAGCGCCATCTGCGAGTCGATGGCGTTGATCCGGCGCTGGAGGGGGACCATGTCCTCTGCCGCACTGCGTCCAGCGAACCGGCCTGGAACCACGTCGTAGCGGAACTCGGTATAAGAGAAGTCCCCTGTCGGACGCCCATTCTCATCAGCAATCGGGAGGTCCCCCTCGTAGAGGAGGATGTTGTTGGCCACGACCGCCCACTTCCCTCGGGGCCATCGCTGGGACGGCTTCTCCTGGTACTTGCGGAGGATCGCCCCGTTCTGGAGGTGCTGCTGGCCCCCAAAGAACGCCGTCCCTTGGGTCGACGGGCCTATCAGAGAGAGAAGCGAGGACTCATAGAACGAGTTGACGTCGATCCCCGGCTCGGCGGCCACATAGGGACCCATCTCGGGGAAGTGCTCATCAATCCAATCGAGGTCGGCATAGAGCCCTTCCCCACACCACCGAGCTTCCCGCAAGCTCGTGGCCTTCGGGTCCCAGTAAAAGTTGAACAACATGCGCACCCGCGAGGCGATCTCCCCCTCAGGGATCTCATCAATCGCAGGCTGTCCCATCTCGTCCATCTCGGGCTCGAACGAGGACTCCATCGCCGGGGAGCCATCCGACATCATGGCGGGTCGGGTCCCCTCGGTCATGGGGGTCTGACACTGCGGGCACGGGAACCCCGTGTACTGTGGGTCCTGGGTATTCCCACAGGCTGGACACTGAGCCGCCGGCTCGGTCGCTGGGGTATCCACCAGCTGGCCCCTGGGAATGCGAAGAACCTTCCCAAGCGTCGGGTCGAAGTAGTCCTCTGCAATGAGGGTTCCCCCCAGTACGGCCATGTAGGCCCCAAGCTGCCGCAACTCATCCTCTCGGGTCACATCGTAGATGTGCTCGATGATGTGCTCAGCGACCTTGGCAGCTTCCCGGTCCCCAGGATCGTTGGTATTGGGCCGTACGCGCCCCTGGGGCTTCGCCCGCAGGATGGCGGTCGCCATCATGTTCGTGCGAGGCGTGAAGGCGTTAGAAACTGGTGTAGGGAACCAGGAGGGGGCATTCCAGCGGGCAAAGCGACGGGTTGTCTCGGAATACTCGATCCACTGAATGCCGCAGTTATGGACTACGTACCCGTTGGCAACGAACGTTCCCGTTGAGGTCTGAATGTCCACGACCTCCCGCTCCCCAACCTCAGTGATCGACACCACACGCTCCGTTTGTAGCGGCTGCGCATTGATGTGGCCCTCTTCGATCATCCGCGTCATGGCCGCTCTCAAGCGGATTGCGGGCACCACTCGCAGCAAAGCAATGGTTTGTTGCGCACAGCCCCGGAGAGCGACCCGCATGACCCTAGACGTTGGATAGCTACATCGAGACGGAGCGCCCGTTGGGAAACCCAACTGCGCTAGAAGGCTAACAGCACGATCGAGGACTGGGCCTGGGTTCTGGGCAAACGCCAATTCTCCAAGTCCTGGCCGCTTGGCACGGACCCCCTTGATCCCGCGTACAGTGCCCTCACCGTCAAGGAATCCCCCCAACCACCCACGACTTTCTGCATCAAACTCCGGCAGGGAAGCGTACCCAGCTACAACAAGGGAACCTACCGTCAATTCCTTTGCTTCGCGCCACTCGAACGTACGAGCATACGCACCACTCCCCGGCTCCATGAGCACTCGGTGATCCGGGGTAAGAATCAACGCGCGGCCACTCTCAAACTCCACTCGCAGGCAGGCTCGACGAGACGTTTTCTTCGCCCCAATAACCGCCACTCGCCAGTGCCGCATCTTGCCAGATGCTGGCTTCCCCCCATTCTCGTCAGGCGCAAGAAGGCGATCACCCACCTTCAGGGAACCAAGCGGCACCTCACTGAAATCATCCTTCAGGACGGGTGTCGTGGCCTCGATACAGCTGAACGCAATGACCTCGAAGATCTGCCGTTCGAGGGCCCAGCGGGACCCGTCCCGATTGTTCCAGGCAATCCGGTCCGTGACCCGCTGGATCAGCTTCTTCTGCTCATCGTCAGCCTGGTAACCCGTCCGGGCAGGACGGGGTTCTCCCACCCCGCTCGTAGGCGTGGTGAGCGGGGTAGGGGTCTTCTGGTCACTCGGGATCACGGGGCCTCAGTAACCCCGGATCATGCACTCGAACACCTGGTTCTGCACCAACGCAGCACTGCCCACTTCGGCCGCTCCATCGGACAGCATGATCGTCGGAGCCCGTTTCCCGGAGGCCGAAGTAAACTTGGCGTAGATCGTGCGACCTGAGGTCGCCTGACCGCAGTACATCGACGCGATGTTGGTGATGGGGATTTTCGCCAGGTTTGCTGCCGTGATGGCGTTCCCACCCGTCGTGTAGGTCATGTTCGTCCCACTGGCAAAGGTGACGTTTGACTGGAAGGCAGTACCACCAGAGGTATCGTAGTTCGTACAGAACCCCTGCCCAGGGGCCGTGCAACAGTCCACCGTGGCCGAGGTCGTGCCGGTCGCAGCCTGGGCGGCCGTGCAGCTACCGTTAAGGATGACCCCCCACGTCACCGACACGAGTGTGGTCGACGACGTCGAGGTGGTCGTCGAGGTCGTTGTCTGGGCATTCGCGGCCGTTGCGCCGAGCGCCACCACCGCGAAGAGTCCCAGTGCTACGAAAAGATGTCGCATCACGTACCCTCCTGGTTACTGGGCTCGGAATGAGCCGTTGAGTGCCTGGTCGATGACGGGAGATCCGCCAAACGCCTCGTCCATCTTGTCCTGAACCTTCTTGAACTCAGACGCGGAAACGAACTGGCCGTCGTGAGCAATGTAGCCACCTCGCTCGATAAGGAACTTCTCAAACTCCTCTAAGCGCACAGAGCGGCCTTGGAGCGTCACCCAGGTCTGGCCTTGGTCGTCGGTATAGTGCTCATAGGCCGAAGCCTCGGAACCTGGATTGATCGGCTTTCCAGTCACTTGGGCATAGGCCTGGGGGTTCGCCGCCGCCAAGACCCGGTCCCCCAGATCTTTGACCTGTTGGCGCAGGTAGTCGATTTCCTGTTGTCTGGCCTGACAACCTTCACAAGACATAGCGGCCATTATCCTGAGAACCCAGACTCATTCCAGTCATAGTCATGGACACACGCACGTCTCGATCCGGGCCAGGCGTTGAGAGTTCATGGCATGCTCCGAGTTCCGCATGAGCTGGGCCAGGTCAGCGAGCGACGCCTGTGTGGCAACAAGATCCGATCGAGTGTCGGTGACGACCCGAAGAATCTCGGTCCGCACCGCTATAGCAGCACGAGCATCAACGGCCGTCTGCTCAACGGAGATGCGAGGGTAGAGCAGAAGCAACCCCCCAAGAAATGCGATGGCGATCGCACTTCCGATCACAGTGACATCGAGTCGGGTCATCGAGGCAACTTCTCCCGCTCCTGTTCTTGCGAGCGGAGCCAGAGGCGCAGCGTGCCTCGCATCTCATCCACGCTAGAGCGGATGTTCGACAGCGCATCTTCAAGGCGTCGGTTGTCCGATTGCATCTGCGATCGAAGTTGCGCCACTTCCATTTGGCTTGCCGTGTCCCTGCCAAACGTGAACCATGCAACGAGGCCCGTAAACAGCACCGATGCCATGATACCGGACGTCCACTTCCAGTAGCCGTTGCTGTTCACATCATGCCCTTACGTCAGCATCCTGTATCGCATGTTCTGAGGCATTGTTTCCGCGCCCTGCCCGTCCTCAGAAACTGACATCCACTGCAACAGGGCGCGCCGGAGGGACCGAGCGATCGAGCGAGTTGCTCACCCCGGAGAGCGTTCCGTCAGTGCCAACGGCTCGCATCCAGAAGCGTACTTGACCAGCGGCGAGAACGACGTTGACCGTGCGCGAGAAGGCGATCCCGTTTGCGCAGGGGGTCGGTGTGTTCGCGAGGGCAACCAGGACCGTTGCGGACGAGGGCCCAGGGTTGGGGTTCGCCGTTGTAATCGGGGCCGAGAGCATGTCCCAGGACGCGACGGCAGCACAATCCGCATCTTGGCGTAGCGTGAAGGTGGCCGAGGAGGCTGCGTGGGCGGCCGTGGCGAGAAGCACGAGGGCTCCAGCAAGCAGGATTCTCATTCGTCACTCCTTTCGAACGTCTAGGGTCACTCCGTGGGCGAGCGCAAAGCTCATTAACGCACGACACGTCATGCGTGCCGGAATCGAGCGACCATTCTCCCAGCGGTTGACCGAGGAGACCGTGGTGTCGAGGTGCTGGGCGAGGCGTTCCTGGGTTAGCCCTAGGACGGCACGTAAGCGCCGGATGGTCCCAGCCCACTCCGGGTGAGACACAGACGTCTGCCTCAACGGTGGAGCGTCCTGGGGCATCATTCGCGTTCCACCGCACGGATCGGCATCACGAAGAAGCGATCGTGGACGGGCTGCTTCAACTGGAAGAT